TGCGTCGTATTGGAGATGGGGATGCAGGCGCCGGAACGATTGTCACCATTGAGTATATGGATACAAGAAACCATTTAGATCCAGTAATACGATCCCAAACTGGAACCGGAGAGCCCGCAGTTCAATTTGATTATAGCGCCGCCTCACTTGCTGAAGTTAAAAATTTGTTTTACGATGGTGAAAAGCCAAAAGAAAATCTTTTTGATGACATAGGAAAAACCAGGGCTTTAAAAGATGTTACAACCTTTGTTTTACATGAGACTGTATCCAACACTGCGACCAAAACGATTGCAACGTTAAAAAATAAAC